TTAAGTTTACTACAACGTCATCATTAGATTTCCAAATAGCTTGAAGACTTCCATCAGAGGGGTCGCCAAAAGCCATAGCCATCTTTTCTCTTTCAAAATACATAAGCCATTCACGTTTGCTGTTTCCATAGTCGTACTTAGCAATAATACTTTCAGAACCTGCAATTGCTGCATTATCATTTTTCGCCCTAGCTGTAACCGACAAGTTGTTGGTAATATCTAAATCCGTGTTGTCAGGAACTGATATATAATCATTCGACCCATCGAAAAGAGCATAGCCCTCATAGACATTAGCTGTGCTTGGTGATACAACACCACCTAGCGCAACGTTCTTAAAATCGAATGTTGATTCTGCATCGTTGTGTCCTGCCACTGGAATGTTTCTTAGTGTGTTACCAAGAGCATCAGTGTCAGCTGAAGTTAATTTAGGGATTCTTATGTTCGCTGGTGAACCTGCAACTGTTCCATCATTAGGAAAGTTAAGTGTTGAACCATCAAGAAACACTCTACGAGGTGAACCTACAACTGTACCGTTATTTGAACCAGTTTGGTCCAGCCATTTTGCATCTGTGTTTCCATAGCCTCCAACACTCCATGCTACTGTATCGCTCAAATTAGTAATAGACACGTCTGAAATAATTCCTATAAAACGTCCAGCATTGGTATTATACGCACCGACAGTTAGAGGGGAGGCATTAGCCATTGAATCAATAACTGTTGGGTCAGATTGTGGGGAATAAGTAGATTCCGCCCCATCAATAAATATTTTAGTAGCAGTGCTGTTTGAATTAGATATTATAAAAATAAGTTCGTGTTCCAGACCGTCAGTTACGTCAATATTACCTGAAATTACTACTTGGTCTGTACCATCCCCTAGGAGAATAGTTGGTTGTCCTGAGTTTAAGTAGCACAACCACCTAGCTGTTCCACTACCGCCAGCTTTTGAAGCTAAAGCTTTCACACCATCATCGTCTGAGGTAGCAATAGTGACTTTTACTTTAAACCCTGCGTCATAATCTAAAACATCAATATCACCGTAGAGAACAGCATCATCAGCACCATCAAAATACATACGTTCATCACCTACTGGTATTACTGTATCAAGCCAGTCTTCATCTGTGTTTCCATAGCCATTCCAACCTGCAACACCATTGACGGTAATATTAGATATTGACCCCTCAAAAGTGAGTGTAAAAGCGTCGATGGTATTGTTGTATCTTCCCCCAAACATTAAAGGGAAATTATTATTTATTGTTGTTTGGTCAATACTAGAAGTTCCTTCTGATATTGTATCGAAGAATACTTCATAAGTAGTTCCATCAGATATTATTCTAATAGTATGAAAGTCTCCATCATTAGCACCTGCTATTGTAATAGGTGTGCTTGAACCAGCACTAAGAGTGACGACTACATTAGAGTCATTAGCTAATATCGAAATAGTTTTAGCTGAAGTCCCTCCACCATTTCCTTGATGAGCTATATACGCTGTTTGATTAGCTGTTCCTATATAACTAACAGTCATATCGAAAGCACCACTAATATCTTGGACTGTTTCTGTTGTCACTAAATTATCCACACCATCAAAGTGCATATACTTATTAAACCCAGTGTTAATATTGTAATGGAAAACATCTTGTGTGCTACCCCAGAATGTACTTTCTGTGATGTTTGTTGCTGTCCCATGATTTCCATTGCCTGAAACGTCATTGATTCTTGTTCCTGCTCCTTCTGAGAATGGGTAATTCAATTGAAGAACTCCTGCTTTGTAGATTTTAACTCCCCACATTTTACCATCGAATGTCTCCCATGAAGTTGCTGTCCCACGTTCAAGCATTGCACTGTTGAGTTCAATATCTCCAGATAGGGTTTGAGTATCGTTTAAAGTTCCGTTTATTTTGAATGTGACGCTTGTTCCTACACGAACCAACGATATTTTATAGTCTGTTCCTGTCAAGAATGTAAATCCATTGAAGTTTACATACCCACCAGCATTATCATAAATTGCAAGCCTCCCAGAGTCATTTAATGTAACCCGTGAAGTCGAACCACCACCATCACTGTTGGCTAATATATGTCTTCCTGTAACATCATCAGCATTTATATTAACCTCAATCTCAAAATCGCCATCAAGAACAATCGCTGTTGTGAATGTTACACCGTCGTCATTACCATCGCCATGACCACAATTACTCCCCTCAATTAAAGCATAAGGTTTAACGAGTCCAGAGTTTTGCAAAGTGTTTCCGAATACATCAAGAGTTGGGAGTGCTTCGTCTCGTGGAACGTATGTTGTTCCCTCAATTGCAACACCGTTTACGATTACGTTTGAGATGTATTGTGAAGTGATGTCCCAATTTGTATCAGGAGAGTAACCTCCTAAATAAACAGGGTCTGTTCTTGTGATGTTTGATATAACAATCTCATGGTTTTCATCGTCAGTAAGCAAAGTATAAAGTTCAGCACGCGTCCCACTAAAGGCTACACCGTCGATTGTAACTACAAGCGTTCCGTAGCTACCAGAAATAGCAGTGCTGGTAGAGCCAGAATCCATAGCGAGTAGGAAAACGGTAGCAGAGTTACTAATAATGATAAATTGAGTTGTCGCACCGTTATTATTAAATGTGAATGATAAATCGGTCAAAGCAATGCTTGGAGAGATAAGCGTGTCATTTCCTATAAAGTAATTACTATACCCAACTTGATTTTGGTAACTATAAACATCTTGTGTTGCGTGGAAAGTTGAGAGTGTAGCATTTGTAATTACACCGTGGTTACCGTTTCCAGAACTGTCAAAAGATGTTGTACCATCGACCTCGTCCATTTTGTAGAACACTTGAAGAACTCCAGCTTTGTATATTTTAACTCCCCACATTTTACCATCGAATGTCTCCCATGAAGTTGCTGTTCCACGAAGAAGCATCGCACTATTTAGAGTAATATCCCCAGTTACGGGTTGGGTATCTTCTAAAACATCGTTTACTGTGAGGGTTACGCTTGTCCCTGTACGAACCAAAAACACTTTATAGTCAGTTCCTGTTAGGAAAGTGAATCCAGTAAAGTTTACAACAGTATTACTATCATTAGAGATATTAAGATATCCAACATAAGTAAAAGAGATACGTCCATTACCCGATACAGCAGAATTAGCAAATATATGACGTTCAGTAACGTCGTCACCGTTCATATTAAACTCAATCTCAAAGTCTCCGTCAAGAACAATTGCTGTTGTGAATGTGATTCCATCATCTGTACCATCACCATCAAAACACTTCCCTTCTAACAGAGGTCGTTTAGATGTCCCAGTCTGATTTCTTGTTTTACTGTAGAATTTGTTTCCTTCTATCTCGGCACCCTGATACAATAACCCAGAGAGAGATAGAGAGTCAAGTTCCCCGTATCCCGCACGCTGGACCATATTTGGTTGTAATGTAACTGAGTCCATAGATTAAGCTGGCTGTAAAACTAAATAAACACGATATTCACTTGCAGCTACACGATCAATCGATAAAGTCCATCCTTTGTTTGCTGCCTGATTCGCAACTTCTGTAAAATCAGCCCACGGTGTCATACCAGAAGCTACAGACAAAGCTCTACCCCCTGTTGCATCCTGAGTTCCTGAGATAGTCCCTGACTGACCTATTGGTAAGTTAGTTGGGATTTGAATCTCCGTGTCAGAATCATGGACGAGTGTTGCCTTTTTACCTGAAGAAACATCCCAATCGGTCTCATTAGTGACAATTGATAGAGCTTGGGTAGAGAGATAGTTCGCAAACTTTGTGGCATCGCTTGTGTCTTCGGCATTTCCTAGAGCAAGGCTGGATCGGAATATGGCAGCATCTAATATATCAGACCCGTTATTACCTCTAAGCATTGCACCTGATAGACCACTAGAGACCCCGCCTTGGATTCCTAAAGTATATTCTACGAAACTTGTTAGAGTTGTTCCGCTCGTGTTAGTAGCGGTTGATTCAATAATCCACCAACCTAGAAAAGTGGCATTTTTTAGAATTGGATTTAGAACATAATCTTCTGTTAACACCCCTGCTTTTGCAAGTGACATGTTAGCGTAATTTCCCTGCCCATACTGCATTACCACATTACCGTTATCATCACTGAAACGGTATAGTCTATGCCCTACCAAAGTAGTAGATCCTATTGCTGTAAGAGTTCCGGCGTTATCCCAAAATTTAGGTATATCGGTATTTCCCCCTGCATCATATGTAGTTCGGTCTGCCAAGTAAAACTCTGCATTCTCTACTAAACCAAAAGGAGCAACGTGGGGTCTGTGGATATTCCCCGTGCCGCCATACTCCAAAAAGCTTCCAGCCGCCAAATCGAAACCAAGGTCTGCCCTACCCGTAACCTCCATGTCTTTTTTAAATGGCACACCCTGTGCAAGCAAGTATGAATAAATAGTTCTTGTATTATTAGCATAATTGCCAATAGGGTTATTCAAATATTCAAAGCCAACTATTTGGTTAGTGGTGAGGTTAACCGCAATACGCATCGTGAAAATCTTCCTAACCCAATCTTCGTCAGTTGGAATAGTAATCTGTTGCTGTATTGTATTATCCTTATCAAGGTAAACAAACGTCGAGGGTGCTGTTAAATTTGCAACTGTAACTCCGGATTCGCCTCCGAAATGCTGATGAACATACCCTTGGTCTGATTGGATCTCCCCTCCAACTGCGCCGTGTGTAAAGGTAGCTCCCCCAACTGTGACAGAACATACATAAGTTGTATTGACCCCTGTCCCACGAGCTGCTAACAAAGAGTGATCAACACCCTCAACAAAATCTTGGAGGTTGGCTTTCTCAACCACCTGCAACTCCGTAGTATCTATCGTGATGTTGTTGGATGAACGATCAATAGGTAGTTTTCCGTCTATAGGCATAATTATAAGTAGTGTAAAATGTAAATATTAGATGTTAAGAAGAAACCATATACTCGACAATAAAGGTATCGCCAGAAGCAACAGTGAGAATAACACCAGAACCTAGTTCGTTTTTACCATTCTGTTCTGCCGTATAATTGACGGTCTCTCCAGTGATGATAGGTGTAACTACAGAATCAATATCAGTGAGTGTCGAACTGTCTGATAGTATTGCTTTTAGATTGAATGATACGATAGTAGCATCAGTAGTCCATGTTGTAGGTCCACTAAGCTCCACTCGCTTAACATCTAAAGTATTAACCATAGCATCTTCCACTGTGGTAATGAGGGTTGCCCAATCGGGGAACTCTGTGCTACTCGGCGGTGTGCTTACAGAGTATGGTCCTAGGCGATTACTAAGCAATACGCCCGAATCATCCTTTAGAATGACAATTTCAAGCTCACCAGAAACGGTGTATCTCTTGGCGAATCTACTACTAATACTCATACTTTTAATTAGTCTCCACTCAAGATTTTTCTCTAAAGGAAAGGAACCTTATTATCTTTAAGATGTTTTTCACTAACAATCATAAACTTCCAACCTTTCTTTTTAGCGAAGTCATTTGCAGCTTCCCATTTAGATTTGTTAATTATCCACATTTTAGTTTCGTAAAGGAGAGTTGATCTCTTCTTTTTCTTGGTAGCTTTGGGTCTTTTGTTCTCTTTGATTGCTTTGATCTCCCTCTCGGGTTTAATCTCAACAATTATGATTCCTTGATTTTTTGTTTCGACATATAAATCCACCCAATATTGACAAACCCTTTTCTTGACTTTGTTATAATAAGGAACCCAAATAGTCTCACTACCCCATTTGAGGATATTGGATGATTTTTCAACTCTCCACATATATTCAAACTCCAATTGAGAACGATACTCGATTGGAGTTTGGTTTATATTCTTTTCGGGGTATCTTGGTTTGTAGATACCTTGGTGATATGATGGTCTTGGTTTTCTGTTCTTAGCCATCTACTATTATATTACATCAATTCTGGGCGTATGCTGAATCTCCATCCCATTCTTAACGCATATCCCTTAAATATTAATTATAGTGTACGTTACGTTAGAAGTTAATTATTTAATCGGAGTATACACACCACCAATCAAGGTGGTGTGGTTGATATTCTTTTAGAGGATCTATGGTAGCAAGAGTGCGGCTAAGTGAGCTGCACCGATATCACCGAAGTGTGTGGACGCGACCGAGAATCTGTCATCACGGCATGAGCGAGGTACGATTCCTTTGCCTTGGTCCATGCTGTCGTCAGAGTCGAGAGGCGTGTAGTTGTCAGAGTTGACGAACCAGTCTTGGGTGTCGAAGTAAGTGACATACGGTGTGGCATCACAGAAAGGCTTTACGATAGCTTGGATTTGGGCTCCGTATGCGGTGCGGTCGTCTATGGTGGCGTCGGTGGCGTCGGTGACTGTGCGGTTAGGTATGCCTAGGACAAGGATGTTCTGGTTTCCAGCCAGAAGGAAGCGATTGATTGCGTCAAGGGTGTTTTGGGCGGCGGTTGCCATGGCGCTATTACCGTCGTTGTTACCCATGAATATGATGGTGTATTTGCGGCGCAGGTCAGCTAGTGACGTTCCGTTGATACGGGAAATTATAGATACTGAAGTTTCTCCACCAACACCGTTCAGGTCGTGGTCGTGTAGTCCCATTCCCGTGGCGAAACCTTTGACATAAGACGGGTCCGCGAAGGACGCGGTGGTGAGTGAGTCTCCCCATGCACCTACGCCGAGGTTGACTCGTATATATTCCCGCCAGTGTGCTGGTTTAAGTTGTTCAACAAGGGGGTAGTAGTCCGACCCGATTGCTTTTTTGTAGTAAAGAACTCCTCCCGATTCCCCGTCAAGTAACGTGGAAGCAGCAGCGGCAGTCTGAAAGGATTTACCGATGTGAAGAGGTTGGTCCGTGGTCTCGGTATAGGATGAATACAGTGCGGCATCCGTGTCAAGAAGGCCGACTCCGCTTACTAACAAAGTCATTTTAGCTCCGTCATTTTGCATGAGGGTAGTGTATCCCACACCGGCTTCGATAGGGCTGATACGAAGTTGGTCGAAGTTACCAGTGCTGTTAGCACGACGGCAATAGAAAGTGATTTCATCGCTTGCGGCCCATGTCATCCAGTTAACCTCGGAGAAGTCGGAAGAAGTGGCGGTTGACTTGGCACTACTAAGCAATCCGTCAGAGGTAAGCGCGTCATGTCGATGTGTGATGATCGCTGTGAATGCGTTGCGTGCATTACCTAGGTCGCCTGTCACGGCTGACATGGTTGTGCCGTCAAAAGTGCGGGCTTTGTAGAACGATTGGTCGGATGTAGGGTCAGGCAAGGAACCAACGATGGTGGCGTTGTTACTGCCTCGGATGTCCGTGATGGTCGCGCCGTCTTCGCCCATGATCCAGACATTGTCGGCCAAAGGGATTAACGTGTCTAGCGGGTTACTGGTTAAATCAATATCAGTAGTTGAAGCATCAGAACCTGTTAGGGTTAAGGTTGATCCGGTTAAACTTTGCGTGTATGTGGTATCAACTGCTCCTATCTGATTCCTGATAGCTGTCTTTTCTTCTTCTGAATTGGCATCACCCAAAACAAATTTAGTCGCAGCTAATGACATTTCTCTACCTTCGTATCCCATAAATATTAATTATAGCATAAGCTACGTTAAAAGTTAATTATTTAATCGGAGTATACGCCACAAGACCCATCACTATACATCGACCCAGCCTCATCAAAGTATAATACCTCATTACAACTCGGCTCTGTGGAATATATTCCACAAGGCCCGCCAGTATATCTCGCACCGTCCCCACCGAAGTATAATACCTCATTACAACTCGGCTCTGTGGAATATACAACACAAGGCCCGCCAGTATATCTAGCACCGTCCCCACCAAAGTATAGTGCGTCAATACATTCACAAAGAGAATGACAACTTAACTCGGGTATACTCAACTCCTCAAGAGATAGTGGTGTGAAATTGGGGTTAAATAGTTGAGGCTCTATACCTTCACACGACTGTGAACCCAAACTCCAGTTAATTTTAGTAACAAAACTAACATCGTTTGCGGGTAGACTATCGGGGATTCCCGAGTCAACATTAAACACCTCGACACCGATCAATCTATTTTTGATATAAGTTATTATATCAAAAACAACATCCAAAGTTCTATCCCATGCATGGCAAGAAACAATCTCATCATGTCGGTGGAAGGCTTGATGGTTTAGCACAATGACATCACTTCCGGTGAACTCGGGTGTTTGGCCGATTACTATGAATTGTCTTTCGCCCGAAATGTCTACAATTTCATATAATAAATGTCCGCCTCCTATTATAACCCCTTCGCTTTCTAGTTTAGTATAAACGTCTTCTATGGTTAACCCGTCACCCTCGATTTCTAAAAAGTCATCTTCGATAGGGTATAAAACCCCTACATCGACAGAAACGTAATTACTTTCGGCGTCTAGTGTTGATACAAACTTCCCAACAATCTTTTGGTTAAACGAGTTAAGCAGAGTGTAAAGCTTTTGAATACTGTCGTTCACCACCATATCACTATTCAGTTCATCAGGATGAATCAATATAGTCTCTTTGGGAAACGCCAACCCGTCCTCGCTTAAAATAGTAGTAACGAATTGGTATTCGATTTCCCTAACCACAGAACCGCCATCAATAACCATCAAAGATGTCCCGTAACGATCAATAGAAATTAGATCCTCTCTGGTATTGGAATATATCTCCAGACCATTAAAGGCATACTTCTTCAGTAATGTGGTTGACCCAACCCATAAGAATCCTTCTTGGGTTTTGTCAACAAGAATCTTATCCACTTCGGGTATCCCGTGTCTGATAACTTGGTCTTTAAAAATTAATTCGGAAGTGGTTACTTTGTAAATTACACCATCCACAACATCAACATCAACTACCCCCGCTACATCTATATTCACTACAAAAGATAGAAACTCATTATAGTGTTTTAAAACTTGGGTGTCTTGATCGAAAATATAAAGCTGACCCTTATCTAAAATAATCTTGACAGGATCTTTGAATTTATATTCGGAAGATTTGGAGCCAACCCCACCGAAGAAAGTTAGGAACTTGAAAGGATTAGATTCGATGTCCAGCTTTAAAACAAAATTACCATCCAATACAAACAAAACATCACCATTTAAAGCAACATCTCGGATATCAAAGAATCGCCCAAACTGGGTTTGTGTTATAGTCTGTTGTAAAACACCTTTCTGATAAATTGTTATTTCATTTTTGGTGAACGTTACCTCAAATTTATCGGAAGTTTTCAAACCCAATATATCGTCACCATATTCGGGGCATGTTAAAGTTTCTAACGGTAGGACCGAATTGTATATTTTAGCGAAGCCCTCCAAGTATTCGACATTAGCGTATACCTTTTCGAATAGAGGGTTAATATTCTCTGAAAAGTAGAAATCATAAGGAACTCTGAGATCTTCCTCTTGAAAAGGGAGAATGAAAGAACTTCTAATAGTTCTAAAAACACCAGAATCATACGCCTCTAAATCGTCAAGGAGTATGTCGGAATCTAATGGGGTAATGATGCTCACTTACTTATTTAGTTTACCAACCCAGAAAGTTATAACCACCATCTTTACCCCATGCCATTTCATGTAGATGTTTAGCGGTATCCAGTTGCGCTCTGTGGTCGATTCTAGACTGTCTCATGTCATTCCTGACTTCATTCATGACAATCTCAGTAGAGGGCGTGAACATGGCTTGTGGGAACATTCTGGCTACTTCTGGGTTCACCGAGTGTTCGGAGTAGCTAACGCCATTGGTCGAGTCTATCTTGTCTAGGAAATTATCAACCATTCCCTCTAGGGCTTGCACACTATTAAACTGTTTTGATGAAACTTGTGGATTAAAATTATTTAATCTAGAATCAATTTTAGATATACCTTCATCTGATATATCAACAATAGGGGAAGGTGCATTGGAATTAAATGCTCGCAGAAAATCCTCTTTGATGTCGTCAAAAGTAACGAACTTCAAAATAGGCTTACCTTCAGATGTGACTTCGCCTGTTGGTATATCTGGAATCACTGCATTCATATTATGGATTAGTATTGTTCAATCGATTCTGTAAATTCTTTCCAGACACCTCTAACATCGTGAGAGACTATACCGTGGTCCCATTCGTTAGAGGTTCTTCTTTTGAATCTAGCGTTGTATAGTGATTCTCTTTCGAAAAATTGGCTAAATGCCATAAAGTCTTTATCATCATCACCTTGGTCATCATAATAACCATCATCACCTTGGTCATCATAATAACCATCATAACCATCGAGTTCCACCTCTTCTACTATATCCGTGTTTACTGAAAAATGTAAGAATACTCCAACACCCCTTTTGGCCACAGAAACGCCAAAATAATATTCGTCTTTATTATCAATTACATTTATACTATAATTGTCTTTATCTTCATAAGCAAGTTTCAAATCTTCATAAGAAGATTCTAACCACTGTTGTATGTCCGGTCCCATGATATTATGAATTATTAAAGATAATCTGCTTAAGCATTCCTTGAACAGCTGGATAAATCTCCTCTGCAAGTTCCTCGTCGATGGCGTGATCATTTATATCTTTACATTGCTTTGTCTCTCCGTGCATCAAAACATAAGGTCTGTAACCACCATCACCTTTTTTGCGAACCATGTAGTATGGATACTTAAAATCCCCTTTATCGTCCGGCTCACCGTATTGATCACGATACTCACCACTGTCGCCAGCTACACACCATTTATTAGAAGCATTACCTGTAACATCAAACTTAATCGAAAGCCAGTCCTTCTTAACAGTAGGATCTAAACTACAAACAGTTCCGATAGAATTCCATTTATACAAACGCATGTTGTTAACTTCTCGGATGAAAGAGAAGCCATCGGGTTTATTATAGTCGGGATCTCCACCACTCTTTTTAGTATCATCCCCTTCTCCATTTTGTTCGGCTAATGCCTTATCAACTCCCGCTTCGAGTGTTCCGAAGTCAATCTTCGATCTTAAACTTTTGGGAACATCGTTATCTTTATTTCTAAATACGAACCAGTTTGTGAGGGTTCCTTTGATCTGGGAAGCATCTTCGAAAACTGGTCTAACGGTTAAGCCATTGTAGAACTTATTAATTTTACCAGATTTCTTATCGTCGCCTTTAGCCAACTCAATAACTTTATCCCTAACCTCTTTATCCATTTTGAATACGAATGGTAGGATTTCCTCATAGTCTTTTTCCGTAAGTTCAATCATCTCAAGTCCTGTTCTGTCGGACTTCCTAGTATTAAGTCTTTCTGTGGGAACTACTCCTTTTGTTTTATACTCTTCAAATCTCTGTTGAATGAAATCCTCACCTAAAGCACCGAAAACATTAGAGCCAACCAACTCGTCGATTCTAGACTGTAAACTTTCTTCTAGAATAGAATTTCTGAAATGTTCGAAAAACAATTTAAAACTTTGCATATTCTTATTTATAGTTACTGCTTGTCAATAATGGACATCATCTGCCCTAATACAGGCTTCTTTAGGATTTTGATAGTTTCACCCACCATATCCCCCAACTGGAAAGGGTCATCTATGTTGTTGGTAATAGCTACAGCCCACCACAAGTTATAGGTTTCGTAAAACTTCTTGGCGATACTAAACAAAGTATCATTGGATTGAACATCATACTCAACGTAATAGGTCGGGTTCATCCCCTCCGTTTCAACATAGATGGTATCCGAAAGATCGTAGAAATAGTTACCCTCTTCATCTTGATCAACATAAAACAAGGTCTCTAAATTGTTATTACTGAGGTTTGGTAATTGTGGTAAATCTTTTTGTTTCTCCTTCACAAGGATAATTACTTAACATGAGTCAGTTTGAAGATATTTTTAAAAAAGAAGTTCTCGAAGAAGAAAGCAGGGTAGAAAAGAAACGAGTTTTCTATCCTCGAAAGATTAAAAAGGCTGGAGGATTTGATCCCAAGTTTATTGATTGTTTAGGCGAAGAACTCAAAAGACTCCAATCACTTGACGAAACAATCACAATTTCACACATATTAAAATCCCTAGACTTCGAAGTCAAAAAAAGCTCTAAAGGGACTAACCTTTAGAGCTTTAGGGAATTTAAGAATAAGCAAGGTTTTTAATTTTCAACTTAAAAGTTCCGCAACCAGTCTAAATCCGAATCTTCGGGGTTATTTATAGGCGTGTTTGAAGAGCCAAAATAAATTGATACATTGACTGTAGTATTATTTGCAGGTAAAGCCATTTGTTCCCTCCGTGTATCGCCGTTACCCTTCATCTTTTCGGAAACAATATGAAACGGTTTCATAGCATCGTCAAATTTCGGTTCCGATAAATTGAAATATCTTTCCACAATATCGTGATGTAGTGGGAATAACGAATAACAAAACGCATCAACCCTATCGTCATAAACACTTTGGGATTCTCGTTTCCAATTACCATTACCCGAACCAGAACCTTCGTGCCTGATGAAAGTATCCATTTCTTCTAGAAGTTTTTCGGATCTGATAGTAATAGTTTTTACCCTGATACCTCCTCGTTTTCGGCTATTAATGAAGTGGCGAACATTGGATATAACTTTCTTTTTAGTGTTATGGTGATTGGTAATACCAACTTGTCCGTTTTTATTCATGGCATCTCTCGCTTTTTCATCATGATGGTAGCATATCAATTTAGGATACTGGTGGAACTTCTTCAGCAGTGTGATCAACTCACCACCACCTTTACCGTTGTTCTCTACAGTGGCATAGCATTGGTTATATCTGTTGAAAATATCAATACATACTAGTGCGAAGTCTTCGACCAAAATAGAATCACAAGCATACTCCGCAACTTGCTTGGTGTCATATAGGTCGGTGATGTCGGTGATGCATATAGTAGAAGAACATCCGCCAACACCTTCTGCCACATCAACACCCGCAGAGTAAATGTGGTTTGGTTCCGCATATTCCCATACCTTTAATGATTTATCTCTAGGGTCATTTACATCTGATAGATCTTTAGTTTGGGTGAACATCGGATCTTCTTTATCAGACTCCACCTCTTTCTTAAAGTCATTATCATAGAGCTTCTTTTGATTACTACCGAGATCGAACGAGCCGCCGAATTCAACAAAAAATGCTTGCTCCGAACCCATCTCAATAATCCTGTCATCATACCAGTCTTGGTCTCGTTTTGGGTGGTCACTCCATAAAATCTCAAAGGGTTTGTATTTTGTTTTTATACCCTTCTTGTCTTCATCCGTTGCATCGGGTTTGTCTCGCAAAAGTTTTTGATATTTCTTGGCTTTGAAGAAGTATCTAGCAAAAACATTATTCATACCAAAGGGTGTTGATATTAGAATACAAAAAGAATCATCTCCTGCTGCTTCCAATGTAGGCGTTAGTGATTGCATAATCTCCTCATCAAGACCCGATTGTCCATTTGCATTAATGAATGCCGCTTCATCAATAATAAGACTAGTGATAGTAGATCCTCGAAATGCAGTAGAAGAAGTAGAGGTAATTCGGCATAGACATTTGTTATCCAATATAATAACACTTTCGTTACATTTCTCAACGAAAGGTTTAAGGAAATACGGTAGATCTTCGAAACTTTCTTGAACCTTTTTAAGGTTTAGTTTTGCCAATTCATACTTGTTTCCCAACAATCCGATCTGTTGGATACCGTCAGAGAATATCAATTTCCATAAAATGAATAGGACAACCATTGTAGTTTTAGATGTCTGCCTAGACGCATTGAGAACCACCCTGTTGTGGTCTTGGAAGAATTGTAGTGCCTCTCTTTGGATAGGCCAAAGCTGCATGAGTTCCTTCTGTGTGCCCTTTACAAGGATGGTATAATAGTTCTCCGCGAAGTATTCAATGGACTCTCTACATCGCTTATACTCCAAAATATGTTCGGGTAATAACTCCATCACCGAACCTTTCTGTAGCAACTTTTCGTTACCTAGATAATTATTTTGTGTTATAATTTTGGCATCGGGTATCTGGCTTTTTCCCCACAGTCTATCATCTTCCATATAAATTATATATGGAATTTATAGTTTTTTTTAAAAACTATACTATTTACCCCAACTCAACTCTAAGGAATGTATTCAAGCCACCCAGTTGTAGAATACGTTCATTCACAACTTTACTTCCTTCGGAAAAGGTGGATACGTTACCTTTGAATAGTGGAACTTTACATTGATGCCACCCCTCCGATTTTAATAATGCAGGGTGATGTTTAATATAACCACCGACCATAAATATACTACCACCACTATGAGTAACAGCGGGGGTTATGTTTTGTAGGATTTCTGTGTAGGTAGACTCACATTCTATGTGATCATACTCTTCCCAAATTAAGTTATCCAAAGAAAGACCTCTAACCGAGTTTGTATTTGGTGTGAATAGTATTAATCGAGATCTATCTTTGGTTTCTATTAATTTCTCTCCAACAAACACGATGCTTGATTTTAGGAACGATGGAAGTTCCCCTATCACATTCCTGATATTATTAAATAGCAAGTGGTTTATATGACTATTATGACCCACAAACCCTGTGTTGTGGTTCATTTGGAAAATTAAATTCCAAATCATCCAGACCATATTAACGGTGGACTTACCTCTTCTTCGAGGGCATTCAACCAAAACTCTGGCGTGGTTCTGGTATGAGTCAACGATACTTTCCTGATTCGGAGTTAGTTTTATTTTCAATTATTTCTCGGAGAAATAAAATATATCATCTCTACATTTCACATACTCCTCGATTTCATCTAACTCATAAGAATGGCCCATAAAATTAATTATGAGCCATTTTTATAAAAACAAGAAGATATTCTATAGGAACATGGATTGCTCTGGTGTGGGGTTTGGGAACACAAATCCCGATTTTGGTTTATAAGGCTTATATAATAAACCCAATTCAATAACACCCATTTTATCCAGAATACTCTTAGGAATTTCACCCAAGAGCCAATCGGATTTCAGGGAGTTTATTTTTCTAGATGTGGTGACGAGATTGGTCCAAGAGGTTTTTCCATTACGGGATATCGGAATTATATGATCAACAGACAACTCACTTTTTTTAAGTTTAACTCCGGTGTAAACGCATGTATGGTTGTCCCTTTCCCATATACGAGACTTGGTTAACGTAGGTGTTTTTACTACAGTTTTCTTGTAATTCTCAGCTACTATAATTTGTGGTATTTCTATACTACGATCAACAGTTCCTATGTATTTAGCTTCTCTGTTGTTCGCGACAGGTTTCATGATCCATTGAGACCAATCCATTCTACCCAACCCCGATGTAGACCCGTCTGGCTCTAGGTTTATATCAAATGCCGTGAAACTACCCTTGAAAAGGCCGTGCATAGCGTCTTGCCAATAACACATACCACAAGGTATATAGTTTTTGTTTAATTTTAGGATCATAATGATGATGCATGCTACCTTACTTATTTGTAGATGTCAAGAATTTTTATACCGCTACGGGTGCTTTAATCGAAGGTTGGGGTTTATAATTAAACAAGCTTGATTTGGTATGATCCCAATCAAAAATTCCACCACTCTCTGTTTCGAGTTGGGGGGTGGTCTTATCAATATGTCGTTCTAGTTGAATCTTTGCTTGATCGATGTGATTGTCATACAAGTGAACATCTACAAAATGACCTACCAGCTCACCCTCTTCTAGCCCAGCTTCTTTGGCCAACAGATGTAAGAGCATACCGTAGAAAGCTGCATTTAGAGGAACCCCTAAGAACCAATCTGCGCTGCGTTGTAACCATGTTAGATTTAATTTACCGCCCAACGCATTGACAATAAAACAGAGATGGCATGCGGGAAGTGCTGTGTGTTTCAAGCCTAGTGGATTCCATGCTAAACAAACCATCCGCCTATCGTCTGGATTGGTTTTTAGAGTGTCAACAATATTTTTAAATTGATCTACGGATTCACCATTATCAATCAAAAGCTCTTTACCTGATTCATCTATACCCCAAGACAACTCAACCTGTGGATCATGAAAGCCTCGCCACGAAGCACCATAGATACAGGGGCCAAGATCATCTTCAGCCAACATTTTAGCTTTGGTTTCTTCGTCAGTTCCATAGGGGACTTTCTGTGGATTGCACCACTCATCCCAGATATGACAACCTCTTTCCTGATACCATCCTTTAGATGTGATACCTTTGATAAAGCCTTCTAGCTCAACCTTCAGAGTTTTGAACGCGATTCTCTTAGTGGTCAGGGCAGGAAAACCTAGAGACATATCATGCCTAATAGATCTATCGAACAAGGCATATGTATTGGTGCCTGTTCTATTTTCTTTTAGAACTCCATAATCGACAAGTTCTCCAAGGATATCCAGATATTGATTTTCGAAATTATGTTTCATATTAAGAAATTGCCCTTGACCAAATTTCACTTGAAACAGAATGAACGATTTCGACCTTATAACTCCGATTCTTTTTATGTTCACCATACTTTGAAGGCGTTCCTTCAAATTGGGGTTTAATATACGCACCTAGGTTCTGGACAAACCGAGGTGGGAAATTGCGAACAAGTTCTTCAATCCGTTCAATAGAGACCCCTTTTTTTGGGTATGGTAATTCTCGTTTAAGTCGCATAAGTTCAACGCATCTAGGGTGGGTATCACGAGAAAAGTTATGCCACCATATATGGGAAACAATCACGGATTTCTCGTTCAAGTCTGTGATTGATTCTATTTCTTGCAATAATTTATTTGTTTCTTCTTCTAGGTATTTGTTCATATTAGAATTTTGGATAACCTGTAGTCGGCCATACCAAGATTCTTACCGAATTTTGAATTTTTGTCAACAAAAAACCCTCCTTAATTTTTAAGGAGGGTTTTGTTGAATTTTAACTAGGATCTAATCTTAAAAAACTTCTTGGAAGTTTTGATCCAACCTAAGGAGGTTAAGGTTAAGTTTGATCTGATTAACGATTCCGGTAATGGTGATGCCGATATCAGCAACTAAGCAACCGTCCTGTTGTGTGGCTAGAGTATTCTTTTTCAAACTTACATTGAAATCTTCAATCGCCCCATTTTGAAGCAGGGTGTTCAAGTAGAGTTCAATGTTATTCTTGAAACGAATTCTGGTCTGAAGGTTATTCTGCTCAAATAAGAACGGTCTAAGCGCGGACTGAAGATTTCCTTCAAGCCAAATAAGTAGTCTTCTCGCAGAGTTTTCTTTTAGTTGGTGGTTATCATTCTTAAGCATTGTTCTATCTGCGAAACGAAGGAAACCGTCGTAGTTCTTGTCGAAGAATACCGCGTTTTGCTGGATCTTGAACAAGTAATCTCGGTCGCGAAGAACCGGATCGATTGCTGCATCAACAACATTTCGGATCAAACCTCTTTGAACACCAGCAGCAGCCAACCAAGGGAAGTCTGTTTGTGCGAACAGTGCCGCAGTAACAGGTGAACTCGGAATCCAAACTGGAGAAGAACTATAAACGTTGCTCGACTTATACCATTGGGCATCGATAGTCGTGATAGTGTTGCTCAATCCTTTAGTAAGGTTTTTCAAGGGCCAGTAAACTTCGGTCTGGAAAACTCCAGCATTTTTACATTTGGTCTTCGAATCATAAACTTTACAATCCCTACCATTAACCAGAGAATGTCTGAGGTTATCTGCAATATGTAAGTGATGTATACCGCCGTTAACCACTCTAGTCGATTCGGTGAAAGTGAGGAAAGTGTCGTAGATCTGTCTCCAGTTAGTTCTCATGTTTCCTGTTTCAGAACCTTCGGGAACTGTTCTACCAAGATCTTCAACGACATTAAGGAATACTTTATCATTGAAGCAGAAAGAGTTGTCCGCCTGTGTGCTTGTGAGCCATTGATCTCGGTCTTCCTTAACCGTGTTCCAGATGGTTCCTAAACCCGCTTCAATCGAAAGGTCGAGGCTTACACGCTCGGGATTATCAACGGTGCAAAGAGCGTTTCTCAGTTTAGCCGGAATATTACCCACGTCACAAGCTTTTTCTGGTTGTTTCGCTACATACTGACTAACGGAATACATCCCGTTGGAATACCCCTTAAAGTTAGCTTCTGAAAGAGAAAGGAAGCTAGACCCTAAACCATTAGTGTTACCTCTCCACATTCTAACATTCTTGATTTTCTGTCCATCAGTGCCTACGTAACTATCATCTGCGATATTGGGATTTACTAATACCGTCAGTCTACTTGAATCGCCTTCAACTTTACTCTCCAAAAAGATATTTTGTTGGAAGCCACCTTCGGTGATAGTCTTCTCGATTTCAGAAATAGAACCAGTGTGGGATTCAACAACACTGGGAATTAGTTGATTAGAACCATTTTGAACATCTTTACGAAGTCTCCATAGGGTAACATTCAAGAAGTTTCTATGATCTGGGTCTGACCATGATCCATTGATATGCTGTTCGGAAAGAGCAGAAACTGCTTGCGATATACTGGGGACAGGTTCTCCGAAAGGAGCTTTCAAATTAAAGTCGTAAGTGTCTGTTGACAGGTCGTCCCAAATAACTTCACCCGTAGTGGATGTGCTGGTCTTGATATTAGTGATAGAATCCCAATCAGACGCTGGGTCGCCATCGGTATTGTCTGTTACGGTGATATAGTAACCTTCGCGAGCATCCTTGGTTTTGGAGCGACCGCTATCTAATACAATAAGACCTACCTTACCAAACTCGACAGGGTCAAACGTAGTAATAGTATCATCAAAAATAGTGTAACTGGTTGACCAGTCAATAAGGCCGCATTGGATCTTATCGTAGCCATTTTCATCAAGATCGATACGAACAGGTTGTCCGAGAACATAGCCTACACTGTCGGTTACTGTAAACACTTCCGTAAGGAGTGATGGTTCGAACGAACTATCATCCATAATTAGGAGCATTGCGAGATACTCTGTTGTGGTTAATTCTTGGTTGGCTACAAGCCCCGAAACAAATACAACTTCCAAATCTATAGTTCCGGCTGAAACGCCCACACCATCATATAATTCATAAGCCCCTAGATCCACAATAGCAGGGTATGAAGCCCCAACATAAACCCACTCGGCAGTTGCCCCGCTACGGGGGATAACGGCTTTAAATTTATCTGCTTCTAATGGATTTTCCTCGACCATTAACTTATATTGATAATCACTGATAGGAACACGTTCGGAACCGGCCCCTACCGCTCCAATATAACCAGAATCGTTTACCGAAAATGCTGATTGGATTGCGGATTCCAGTCCAGTCAACTGAACTCCGTTAGTGGCATTTAAGTCGCCGCTTGTTACTACGTATGTGTATTCAGTTTTAAGACCACCCGAATTAGAATTATATACAAAGTCATCAATAGTGATCGCTGGATCAAATGTGGTAGTTGCTGCAATGATCTGAGTATACTCATACGCACTCAGTAATCCACCTTCAGCCAAACCAGTATCAAACGGTTTGACCGTTTTGAGATCTCCGAATTCTTCTGGAGTAATATCTTGAGTAGCCTTGTAATTTAAAATAACCGACTCGGAGACTGTGTCCTCAAGTGCTGGGTAAAGGAGGGCTGAGTATTCATCACCAACATCGAAACCTTCTTCAGGTCCATATGGAAGTTTAACAAAAACTAAGTTGGCTCCAGACTCAATAATCCTTTTAGCAGACTCGAATGAGTAGATCTGTTCGGTTCGTGACGGATCTGGCTCACCAAAGAGAGTAATAAACTCGGGTAAGCTTCTTAGGATAAATGGCTCGTTCGCTACACCTTCGGATGTGAAACCTAAACATAGCACATTATATCCTTCTGGGATTAAAGGTCTAGCATCAAAATTCTCATTGATGATAATCGCTGGTGAGATTGGCTGTGACATGATAGTAATTATAGCAACTCCTATATGATTTTTAAATGAGGTCGGAGACTAATTAATGTATATGAATGAGATTTCAAACACTTATAATCTTCGTGAAGGTGAAAGACAATTCAGAAAGCACGGATTTTCCCGTCAAAACTTTCTGAAACCAGTGAAGATTGGTCCAGAACCTTTCAGCTCGCAGATCTTAAGAGGTCTACATTATATCAGCACCGCCGCTCTACCTGCTCTCACTAGAGATGCTAAAGATGTGCCTTACCAAGGCAGTATGCTTAAGGAGATGGGTCAATTGCAATTTGGCAATGAAACCACTATCGGTTTTAGAACTCCTGCAAACTTTCTCGCATATAACTCACTCCTGCAATGGTCAACCGAATTAGGAAACCCTCTTGATGGTTCATCTAAATATTGTGTTGGTGATGATTCCACCATTCAATATGTCGTCACTGACAAGTCTAATAGAGTTGTGAGAGGTGTTGAGTTTATCGGCGTATTCCCTAGTAGTGTTGGTGAAATTGCTTATGATAATATGAGTGACGATATCACAAACTTTGATGTTACGTTCACCTATAACTACTGGCAACCAATTCCTCTTGAAGGTATTGACTTAGATTCCTTCGGCAATAATGCTAATGATTCGGACTCAGCACAGACCAACCAATCGGTGATATATGACGAGTATGAAGCTTTGATTGCAACCAGAGATTCTAAATCATCTATTGACTGTTAATGTCTTTCGAAGATATAGGCTTCCAGCCATTCTGGAGAAGTTGCATTCTCCATAGAGAATAGAGCATCCTCGTAACGATCTGCGATATATTCTATTAGATTATTCCTTTCGTTCGAGGGTTTTTCGTTTTTCGCCTTCATGCGAGAAATCTTTTCTGTATTCGCTTCTAAACAATCCTCCCACATATTATGCCCATTAATAAGGCATAGCCAACTAGCTAGATGCTTTTTGTTATTGTTTTTGCTACTACCCCAACCCCTAACATTTGACTTGATTACATGTTTTTTGAAAAAGTCTGCGTAATCTACATAATACGCCCCAGTTTCATTTTCGCATAAAAAACAATTCATTTCAGAATCCCAGATAACCTCCGTAGGGTATTCTAAGTGAACAGTTTTCCAAATTTCTGTGTGGACTTCATCAATATAATCTTCTTTAGTTTTCTTCATTTTAAATTTAGGTGTGTTTGTCTATTTTCCTCTCGGTGTATATTGCGATATACAATTCACCGATAAATGGGAACTCGGTTACGGTAATTCCTATCAATTTTCCGTTCCCGCTTACACTCTTATGGAACAGTATCTTCATCGGGTCAATACCGTTTTTAATAAAAATAGTATCCACACCTTTTCGAAGCTTATTTACGTCGTTTGTTGTGTAAAACGCAGACAACTCCCTTCGAACATCGGCTTTGATGCGCTTGATATGTTTTCCATACTGTAATTGGTATATTAATGGATCTTCTCTCTCCAATTTCTTACATTTCTTACACCGGAATCTTCTCTTTACTTTTTTGGGGCTACCCTCTTCCGCCACCTTAACCCTAAATTGATTTTGAGAGAGCCACTTAGCCTCACCACAGTCTATACAAGGTATATGTCTGTTGGGCATTCTTAAATATAGTGAATATAGTGTGTCGCGAAGATTGCGAACAACTCCAAAAGTTCTTTTTTATTATCACCTTCAGGCTCAAGCTCTTGTCTATGTTTGATTTTTCCAACCATTCTATCCAACCTTTCAGCCAGTATCCCCGAAGACTTGGGGAACCGTTCACCGGAAAGAATGGATATATGCTGCCTAACTAGATGCTGGTCTGCCGAAGGTAGCCTATTTAAAACGTCATCTAAGCATGGTCTGAAAGGATTTGCCGCTGGTTCGGCCATAAGCTCCACCGGAATAGGACCGACCGTGTTTGGCCCTTGGTATGTAGTTATTCCCTTTATACCTCTAGGTATCCCTAAATCATTACCTTTAATTGCTTTATCTAAATCGCTATCCATTGCTTTTTGAGTTTTCGGTTTCTCCTATTGCTGTGAAATGTATGAATAGCTTGTTGTAGCCATTACATTTCTTACATTTAAATCCTTGGACCTCTAATCCAAAATCTATTTCCTCAATAGATGAACAATGCCTACAACGCATCTCAATTGGAATGTCCCAGATTCTATCTGAAATCCTTTGGTGTATTTGTTTCTGGTGGTCTATCTCAGCTCGTCTGGTTTCTTCCCGAAACTTAGTGTTACTAGTTATTGCTTCTTCTTGAAATATTTTATTACTTAGTTTTATGTTATAAATCAAAACCGAAATTACAGTTAATAATAAGGCCAAGATCGAAAGCTTCGCCACCAATCCAACCACATAAAACACCAAAAGACTTAACACAACCCCACCAACAAGCCATGCTTTCGTTTTATTCAATATTTGTTTCGGTTCCATTATAGATATAACTCTTTTAGGGTGTTGAAGTTATCCCACATCTCTCTGGTCTTGTAGGTGACATGGTAGTTGTCCAGAATCCGAGTCAATTCCCAATCTTTCTTTTTTTCTTTAGGCTCGATCTGCCTCTTAATGAAGCACACCTCTTTATCAGATAAAGGTTTAAAATTAAGATCAATTAAACTTTTAGTTTCCTCAATAATATCTATTTGCTCCTCTGTCAGTTTAGGTGAAAGCTCGTCCCAGTTCTCGACCAGCTTTTTAGCTTTCTTCTCACCATAACGGAACAACCCTTTGATGTTATCAGAGGGGTCGCCCTTAATTGATTTCCATAAAACATAGTGTTCTTTAGATACTGGGGCATATTCATCCCAGTTATCAAGTTCCAGAAGCATTCTTTTCTGGGGGTTATAAATACTGCAATCCTCAGATATACATTGGAAGAAGTCATGGTCGGAAGAAATAATCAAACTACCGCCTTCTAGGTTTTTATTGAGATAATGTATTAGGTCGTCTGCTTCGGAGCAGAGGGGAAATACTGAATGAAACCCGTAGGCATCTGCTATATATTTGGCATGTTTACATAGGCTATACACTTGCTTCTTCGGACCATTAGTATCTATAGATCCTCTGTTTGCTTTATAAAGTGGGTTAACTGTGGTTCTCCAGTTGATCGCTTCTGGGTCGATCTTCCTATCCCACACCATATAAATTTCTGTGTCTGCATCAAGAAAATCTGAGGAGGTATAGTATATATCCGAAAAAAACTTCTGCAAAGCAGTGACATCGTTTCCTTTATTGTCCAGCTTTCTAGTTGCTCTCGAATTTTTTTCTAGATACTTCTCGGTGTTGCCTATGCTCCTGTGTAGCATATTGTTGGCATCTATTAGGATGTTCTTCATAAGATGAGATTACTATAAAAATTCCTCTTTTCAAGTTTTATATTATTAATAAGACGTGAGAGAGTGACGTTCTACCGCTAGCTTAGTTTATTTTTATATCAGATCGCGTTTCAATTCCGAACGGAGTTCGGTTTAGATCGCGCCTCCACATTGACGTTCTGCAATAAATTACCTACTAGATAATTATGATCCAGCAATACACCGTAACCAACTCACAAGGACCAGAATATTATATTTGGTCATTCCAAACACCAAATCAATCAGAAATGGAGTGGTGTGAGAAACAATCTAAAATTACTAAACGAACAAATGAGGGGTTACCGCTTGTGATTTTAAACAATATTGAAATTAGGGACGAGAAGCTTCCTTGGTAAAGGGTTGGAATAATTCAACAAACTCCGCATCCGTAAGTTTTGAACCATCTTTGTTTCTGATTTTGTTTCTGGCTTCGTCTAGAGTTAGTTCACCATCATACACCAAAGTTTTTTGTTCGTTCATTACTTTAATTAGTAATCACATCAAACTTTTCAAATCCAGATGCAGAACAAGACGTGGGAGGACGACGATCTACCGCTAACTTAGTTTATTTTTATATTAGATCGCGTTTTAATCCCGAACTACGTTCGGTTTAGATCGCGCCTCCACATTGACGTTCTGCTAGAAACTAAGAATCCATGAGTAAACCTACATATTTTAGACTGTATTATAGTGATCCCGACGAAGAACTTGATCTAAGTAATTTTCTTGATGCGAAAATGGTATATCAAAGCTCCGAAAGGATTATTTTCATTTGCAACGATTTTGATCTTCGTGGTGGATCTTATGTCGGTAGATTTTGGTATAGTCTGAGAACTGATCTCGAAAACCTAATGTTGCCACTGGACCTTGTAAGGTGTCAAATTTTTCCCCAGCACCGAATGTTTGAAGCACTCTGTCTTTTAGATGGGAACCGACAAACACAAGGTGAGATAAAACAAGAAGAAGTCGCCCTAGTTCAAATCTCACAAGACGAAAGGGGGTATTTGGAACTGACAGGTCAAGTTGAGTGATCGCTTGGGTCCAGATGCGATGATGCCATGAATTTAGGTAATCTTGGATTGTTTGGTTTATTAGGATTCGTTCTTGTTCATAGGTCATATTCATACTTAGGCCCAGATGCAGAACAAGGCGTGAGAGGGCGACGATCTACCGCTAGCTTAGTTATGTTTATGTATTATCGCGTTTTAATTCCGAACGGAGTTCGGTTTAGATCGCGCCTCCACATTGACGTTAGCCCGAGAATCTAAGAAATCATGTCAGAACCAAATAACTATAATCTTAGACTAAACCCAAAAAGAGAACTGGAAACCGAAATCTTAAAGAAAATAAACTCTGAAGATTTTGGAGAATGGCATATCACTGAACAAGAAAAAGGGAATCTAACGGCTTCTCAGATTGAAGTAGCTCTAAATTCACTGAAAGATAAAGATAAGATACAAGATTTTGCCAAACGAATTGAAACTGACGGAACTATATTTTCTCTAGATTAGCTTTTCGGGGAAGGGGGCATTCTTTATTTCGTGCATCTAGATTATTCCACCATTCATCCATACAATCTGCAAAATAATTTAGTAGATCATCACAGCTATCGGGATTTTTTATTTCCTGCATGTATGGCTTAAGGAGCTTATCCATTGTTCTTAGTGGGCTGTTTGGTTTTCTCATGCTTATATTTATCCCTAAAACCATTTGAAGGGCTAACAAGACGTGAGAGAGCGACGATCTACCGCTAACTTAGTTTATTTTTATATTAGATCGCGTTTTAATCCCGAACGGAGTTCGGTTTAGATCGCGCCTCCACATTGACGTTCACCTAGAAATAGGACATGCCCGATCCAACAAAAGCACAATGCCTAGAAATACTAGAATCATTACACCACAGGAAGAAACAGCTTCAATATATTATACCGAAGCTGAAATCTGATCTTCGGAATTTACCAATCTACAAACCAAATCTTTATAAGGTTCCCAATCAAAATTGGGATTCTGAGGTTTCACGTAACCAAGCTCAAGAGCGTCTTGATAACTCTTTGATAGAGCTTGCGGGGATTGATCTGGATATACCTCTTTTTTCAGAGCTAGTTGTTTCTGCTTCAAAGTAGGGGATTCGTAATTTGATTCTTGTTCAACCATTTCTGGTGTTGTCTTAGTCAGATCAAAAAGACGGAGAGGTGAACAAGGCGCAGTATCTAACTCACTACCGCTACCTTGGTTGGTTTTGGAGGAGTCATTAGTTGTTTGTTTATTATTTTTTGTATTCATATTGAAATTGGTATTGATTAGATATGCTCCATCGTTGTCTTAGAAAATCATGAATAGATTCTCAAAACACCACGAATTAGATTACACGTTTTCCAACTTATCATCCGTTAGGATTGTGATCAAGGAGAAACTCTCAGATGAATCGTATGATGAGAAATTCAGTGGAAAAACTTTTCAACCAAACGGAGAAGTAATAGAAGAATCTTTTATTAGTGGTGAATTGGAGGCTATCCTTCGTGATTTTCAGGACCGTCTTTCTGCTTTTGTTGATTATTCTTCATATTTTGACGATTGTAATATCGCTCCGCATCCCGACGATTCAGCTCCTCGCGCTGTTTACTCTGCCACGACAACACTTGACTTGTAGAAGCAGGGACATATTTGAACCAAAATGTTTCCCACCATGCTTTGATTTTACTTTTCATCACATTTAATTAGATGTCGAAATCAATAGTTCAAGTTTTACTTGAAGAGACAACAAGGCGTGGGAGAGCGACGATCTACCGCTAACTTAGTTGAGTTTTATATTAGATCGCGTTTTAATCCCGAACGGAGTTCGGTTTAGATCGCGCCTCCACTTTGACGTTCATAAAATAATTGTTTAAAACCAATCTCCCGATAATTAAAAATATGGATGAAAAATTATTTGTTATTGAGGAATCTAAATTAACCCAATTAATCGATCTTCTCAATGATGCCCCTCATAGATGGGTTGAATACCCTATCTTAATTCTCAAAAACTTGGACCAACTAAAAATAGAAGAAAGCATCGAACCGGATGGAGAAAAGCAATTACTAGAAGGTTAATCTATTAGTAATCTAGTTACCTCTTCTTTGTGTTGTTCCAAAGTAACAACATCGGTATCTTCGGGTAATGTGAATACCTTCCCTTTAAATACCACTTTACTATTCGCTGGAACTTGGAAGCGTTTTGGCTTCGAGAAGTTTGATGATGTTTCTATTGGCTTCAAGCCTATGCTTGAGTTGCAAGATGTAAGAACCATCAGGGCTAAAATCGAGAGACCCGTGAGCTTCGCTAATTTTTGATATAAGTTTTTCTTCTTCATTATAGAGTTCTATGATTGTTCTAACGTTCGAATTTAATTCGCGAGCAGCTAGGAATTTTAGCAGGTTAACAAAAATAGCCGCAATCGTTGTTTTCATATGTTATACTTAGTAATAACAAACCCACAACATAAGTAAATTCAGTGAGTAATATTTGTAACCCCATCGCCGCAGCAGAGATTGTTGGTCGCGAATATTTAGAGTCCCAAATGCCGAGTCGAGATGGTTACAAAACACGTAAAGTTTTTGATAACATTTCTCTCATAAATCAATCCGTTGGTAGTGTTGAGGATTCTGTAGCCAAAGTTGCGAAGCTGCACGGGCCTTATAGGGGTCCAAGCACAGAATTAGTATCATTCACTAAAAACCTATTCGGTAGAGATGAGGGATTTAGATCCTCAATTTTGGAGATTGAAAATACGGTTATAGGTATACAGCGTATTGTAAAGGATGTGAGTGAGCTGGGCGATCTTATCGGGGACATTACTCTTCAGGATGTGTCTGCAACTCTTTTGCGTGGTTACCTTAAAAATGTAGATATACTCCTACCTGATGGTGTTAGAACGGCTATAACCTCTAGTCTGAATAAGATGCCGTTGTTTACGGAAGTTTCAGAAGCTCTAGGAACGATCTATTCTAACATCATAATTCCTGACAATGCAATAAATATGGTTGACGGTATTATAGGTAATGTATTGGACAGCACAGGACTTAGTAGTGTTCTAGGACAACACACATGGATTCGTATGCTACCTGAATATGCTGAAAACTTCCACGACAATATCAGACTATTCCAAAGACTAGGTTCGAGAGTTTTACCTAAATGCACATATGGTAAAATATTTAATATTATGGACGAACCTTTGGCGCATCTATATAATTTAGCACAAGATACTTTTAGCTTCTTGGATGTTTTGGATAACAGAAAAAAATATCTAGGAATTCTATTCCAACAATACGGGGATCTGGTTAAAAAGATTAACAATCTATATCCTATGTGTCATGAATATAGCGTTTCCAACGAACCTTTAAATATTTCTATCGGTCGAGAAACCGCATTTGTTGATATACTCGGAGACAAGATCAATAAAACCGAGAACAATGCAAGCAACAATTCAAAACCTCCGTTATCCGGTGGGTCTAGTGATACGACTAATATCATTGCTGCTGAAAAGGCGTGGGCTAAACAACTAGATGCAGCTATTGCCGATTTAGACACCAGATTGGAAACACCAATAACTTAATATTATGCAACATTTAGGAAATTTTAGAGGGATCGTTTTTAAGAGAGCCGATCCTAGTCGTGCGGGTAAAGTGAAGGTTTGGGTTCCTGCGGTCCATAAAGAAATATATCAACAAGATATAGATGCTAATGGAGGTAGTGAAAAGGGATTGGTTGATGGTTATAGTAAAAAATTAGTCGATACTGTTTCTAAAAATTTGCCTTGGGCTGAAGTTGCACAACCAGTGATGGCTGGTGGTGGATCGTCTTATGGTTACGGTGGGGTTGAAACTTTTGGGGATGGCTACACTGGATTTGATGGTTCGGTTTCCGCAGATGATGAAGGTAGAGTTGATCCCGAAGAGGTTAGGTCTTATTTCATAGGAGCTATTAGGAACTCACAACTTAATGGAAAGATTCCTTCGGATGCTGCTCAGTTTAATATTGACGGTTCCCCTGAAAGTTGGGCTAATTTCTTCGTCACTTTAGGATATAAGGAATCAAGCTTCAAAACAGGGACTGTTGGCGATCAAGGCCGTGCCGACATACCTAGTGGATCACATGGACTATATCAACTGTCTCCGGAAGATGGGCAGAATAAAGGCTACAACCCTTCAGGGGAAGCGTATACATTGGAGCAACTTTATGACCCCCAATTTAATATTGATCAAACTATTAGCATTGCAGAAAAATTACTTAGTGATGATAATATTATCGCGGGTGGTCGGACTAGGGGCTTATCTCGTTACTGGGGTCCGCTTAGAAGGGGTGATGTCAAACCACCGCCCGTTCCCGCTTCGACACCGCAGCCAACTATATCGAAGCCAACACAATCTGCTGCGAATGCATTTTCTTCAGGATCTTGTGATGGGGGATTTTCTGTTAATTCTGGTGTAAGAATCTTCTGTGGCTCTAGGAATGATATCAAAGCCAAGATGGGTAAATTTGAATCCAGAGTTGGTGATCGAAAGATTTCATTAGACTTCAATGCCGCTAGTGCAAGCGCCAAAGGGTTTGAAGTCTTGATACCCTCGGGTGCTTCTTCGGATGAAGAAAATAGAGCCACCCAATACCTGCAAAGGTTGGGGCAGTTCTTCGCTAGTCACGGAGTTCCGAGGAAAAACCGAGGTGTCAAGAGGAAAAACTTCCCTTCTAGTAATCCTGTAATATTCACAGAACCCTTCTTTAATAAAGATGTGGCGGCTATCAATTGTGTTGTTCAAAACATAGGAGAATATAATAAGATTCTTCTTGAGACTTTAGGGCAAATCCAAGGTGCTGTTTTGATGGCTCCGCATGAAAATACTAGCATCTCAACCAATGTCGGTGGTGATAGAACGGGTGCTGTATTGAGGTATAATGGCGAAACTATTGGCGAAAGGGAATTTGCCATGAGGTATATTATCAGACCTTTGGCTAGCGGTAAGGTTGTAACCACCAGAGATGCTTTTGGTGCTGTCGGTAACAAACACCCCGAAGAAACTCGTGATGAGGCTTTTCTGAGTAGTATAGATATCTCCGATACTGATATTAAAAAAACTGTGGATTTTGGTAAAAAGATCTATGAAGCTTCCGAGTTGGCAAGAACCAAACCAACGACCGAAAATGTCGAGGCGGCAAATTCACTTCGAGAGGAGAGAGATTTGTTCTGGGCTAATTTAGAGATTGACGAATCCGATACCGAGAAAAAGGCAGAAGCGCAAGCTAAACTGGATACATACATCTCAAACAACAATAAAGACTACACCGATAAACCTGAAAACAATAAAGTAAATCCTGCTTCGAACTCTATTGCGCATACCCCTTACAATAACGTTTCCCGTGGCTCTTTTTCAACACCCGATGTGGGGGCTAATGTGTGGGTTTTCTTCGAAGGTGGAGATATAGATTACCCTGTCGTTTTTGCAAACAATCCTAAACCCCAAGACTATGCGGGGGTTTATGATATTAGTTCGCCATCTCCAGATAATCCCGAACCAATGGAAGGTGATGAATCAAATATATATAGGGGTAAAACCGTAATAAATGGTAGGGGTGGATATGCGGAAATAGTCGATACCACTGGCCGTGAAAGATATAAAATTGGCTCTGCTCATGGCGGTTCCTATGAGATGAATCAAATGGGGACTACCGAATTTGCGGTTGGCGGTAAAACTCGTTTGATTAAAGGTGATGAATTCTCAACTGTTAGGGGTGATGGCTCATTCTTTATTCAAGGTGATAAGGAGCTTATAGTTAAGGGTGATGTTTATAATAAATTCGGTAATGTTAAAGGTGATGCCGACATATCAAAAAGAATTAAAGAACTACACCAACCCATCCATGATACGCAACAACTCTTTGATTTACAAAGGGCTGGTTCTGGTCATGAATTGGATACCTCGCCTCTACAGACGCAGGATGGGGACACTACGGATTGTCCTGTATGCAACGGAAAAAACAAATTCCCAACTAGGACAACTACACCGTCTACATTCACTCCCGCTATGCCTAATGGTGCTGGCGGTATTTCCGAAAGTTTATCCGCTGGTAAATCTACTGTTTCGGAAACAAGTGAAGCTCGTGAGAATTGTTTCAACTGCCAAGGTAGCGGTAAAGTTCCTTGGTCTGCCGAAGGTGTCTTTAAAAGAGATCCTAGGAAAAAAGAGATCCCTGATATGATCAATGCGAATTCTGATAAGATGTCAGAACTCGAAAATCGTTTGAGTAAAGGTGGTAATGTAACAGACTACATCTCTAGATCCCATACAATCTTTGTAGGTTCTAATATGAATGATTTGAATTCTATCAGAGTCGATCCTGTGGGGAAGAGGAAGCTTATGGGTCAGATGCCTTCCAAGTCTGGCAAAGGTGTATTCCCGATGTATGTCCCAACTCCACACGTTGAGCCCGTCGCCACTAATAGTTTGTCTGGCGGTGATTACTCTATGATGGTATCAAACAAATATGCTTTATTTGTGGGTGCGAATGGTATTAGTCAGAAGACTCTTGGTATGTTTGAGCTACAAGGTAGAATCATGACTATCTCGGCTGATCAAGTTAATATATCTTCTAACAATGAGGTGGTGCTTGATGGTGGTAAGTCTCTGGAACTTACCGCTGATGTCATTACCATCAAACCTAGAGTCAATCTAATCGGCGGGGAGTCGTATAAAACGGTAGCACTAGATTCTAGTGTAGCAATTAGCTCTAATATGGTGGTTAAGGGTGGAATCCACAACGAAGGTGGTATGACTACTCAACATATTACAGCGCCTCTACAATACTCGGAAACCGAAACCACTATAAGCTATAGCGATCTACCCGCAGGTATTATTATGGGTAAAGATTCTATGGGTGGTGATGTGGTGTCTGTTGCAGTGTCCAGTTTAACCAATTCATCCCATTCGCATACAGTTGCTACTATATCTTCTACATTATTGGATACTAATGATGATGTCCGTCAATGTGGTGCTGCGGCGGCTGGTGCGGAACCTATTTTAGCCCCAGAGGTTGTCCATAAAAAATCAAGACTGAGGGGCAAACAAACCCCTATCAGATATCAAGATCCCAATCTTTTCAAGTTATTTGAAGACTGCAATGAAAACAGTTCCAACTTCGATAAGATTACCGATCTTATCGCAGATCCTAATACAGATATAGACGACATTATGGAACTTCTTACTAGAGCTTCCGACAGCGAACTTTCAGTGACAAAGAACTCTAATTGTATTCCCTGTGAGTAGATCTAACTACTCTTCATCATCTTCATAATCTTCCGGATCTTCATCGGATGCTTGATTTAAGATTTGGAATAGGCCCGATTCTTGAATAGCTCTCTGCTGACTTAATTCTTGGAACTTTTTATCCAACGCGGTATGCGTTAGTGAGTTAGGGGCAAAGTGGTAATACATATCATTGCCTGACATATCATACCCAAATACAACAAAACAACTGAAGAATTCTTGAAGAATATTAAATAGAACTGTTTTCTGTTCAAGGGTTTTCTTTTCGGCATCTAATGGAATATAGTATTTTTCCTCCAGTGCTTCTGATACTGCGCGGAAATCTTTAGATTTAAAATCTACCGCCTCTAAAAACTTCTCAACACCCTTTTGTTCTTCGGTATTAAGATCGAGCTGGTCGATTATGTTCTGATCTTCATTCTCCATTACTATAGTTAGCGAATTTATTTAGGATACCAAGTGCATTTAATTCCTTAACTATTACTTCAAATGAATGAGTGTTTAACTTTTTTCTGATAGGTTTGACATATTGATCGCCGTCATATATCTCAAAGTAATCACTACCAAAGCTTTCATACTTTTCGTCTACATCTTTTGAATTTTCGAAGAAAGTTAAAAAAACATTCCCTCTACCACCATCGATAATGATCGTCCACTTCCTAGAATCAAATTCGGTATAGCTATTTGTCAAATAAGTATATCTAAGAAATTCAGTTCTAAACTCTTTTAGAACGGTTTTAATATCTTTATTATAGAACGGCCTCTCTTCAGGAAAGACCTTATCCAAAAACTTTTCGAAATCAATCTCCAAGCTTCTTGGGTCACTGTTACCTATAAGTTTATCTGCTTTGTATCCAGAACCCCTTAAACGTTTTAACATATAAGAAAGTCGGGTGATGTTTGATTCGATTTTACCCATTACTTTAACGTTCCACTATAGTTTTCAAACGACCAAATCTCAATTCATCCAAAGTAGTGTCCATCTTGGCTGCTAGTTGTGAAAGCACAATCAAAGAATCACCAATCTCATCTTTGAGATCTTGTTCTGTTGCTCTACCTTCAGGAATCTTAACTATAGCACCTTGGATTTCTCCGCATTCCTCACCTAGCTTCAGACCGATACCACATAGATCTTTTTCACCCCAGTTGTTTGTGGCAAATTCCAATATTTCTTTTTCCAAATTATGCATTCTTAGTTTTGGTTACGATGTAATATTTTACATTAGTTTCATTCTCTTCTCTGAATCCAATTACTTTCTCGTCTTCAGTTTCATAAAGGGTTGCATCAGACTTACCAACATAATGGAAAATATTCTTGATGAACTTACTATGTTCTGAGAAGTGATCGATATAGGGGAGTTTGGTGCTCACCGAGTTAGCCTTACTGCTCCCTACGGTTAATAACATTTCATCATCTTTGTTTTCGATAGTAACTGTATCGATATCAACCACGTTGCAAGCAGTCTTAATCTTAGCAATCAAATCCTTTTCCAAAAGAACTCCTACCTTAAATGATTTTTTAATACTATTAAACTTCTCAGGTTTCCAGAAAGTTTTATCTCTCTTGGCTAGAATAGGATCATATAAAGTGAATGTGAACTGAAAATCATCAGTTTTACATACAATCTGGTGATCTATAATCTTAAGCAGGATACGTTCGTCACTTAGCATTTTAACCGCACTGAGTAGCTTCTGAGGGTCTTTGATGTAAATTACGTCACCCTCATCCAAATTGTGGTGAAGTGGTGTGTGTTCTAAATATAAAGCCAGTGTCCCGTTTTCTTGCCTATTGGCACAAAAAGTAACGAGTTTTCCCCTAATCATATAGATGGGGAAGAACTCGCACTTGGGAACAAAAGACTTTATGGCTTCTAAAAAATTCTTTTCGAATTCTTTTCGATTGACCATAATCTTTTTACTCATGTATTAAATGTTATCAGTAGTTTTTTGTTTTTCAACTAATTTGTTAACAGAAGTTTCAATCGAAATCAATTTCCTCAAAATACTAGTTAAAATACTCGGAGGTAATAGAGATGTAGATTCAACAAACTGTTGCTGTGAAGGGTGTTGTTTCCGTATTTGTTGGGCTTGGTGTGTAGTTGCAGGAAATTCTGCCATATCACCAAAACCATCATTGGCATTTGGTTGATATAGCGGAACCTTATCACCACTTCCTTCACTGTGGGCATCAGGTCTACCATGTCGAGCAAGCTGGGTTAGAGCTTGTCTCTTATCAATTCGATTTGATTCAACTCGACTGTCAACGGTTGGCGCTTTTTCCATTTGACGATTTAATTGATTGTCGAATATATTAATATGATCGACCATCCCCGCCAAAATTTCTAATTCTTCAGGTGTTTGTGACATAGCCCTAATTATTCATCCTCCATATCGAATTCTTTCATCAGATTATCGAATTCTGCATCATCAGATTCATTACCCTTCGAAGAAGTTTCGGACGATTCGCTCACTGTGTCTTCCGACGAGCCGTGGGACATCGGGATGTCATCATCATCCTCGTCATCATCGAAACCTACAGGAGCTTCTGTTCTGGCTGAAGTTTGGGCACCTACCGAAACACCGAGAAGCCTTGTCTTAAGAATCTTATCCAGCTCTGCATCAATCTTGGGCTGTTCCAACATAGACAGAAGATCGGAACCCTTCTCTTTTTGAAGAATACCTGCCTTTTCTGGTGTAATCTTCTTAAAGAAGTCGTCCTTCTTTCCTGTATATATAGAGAATTTGAACTCGGGCCAAGGATCGTCCCCTTTGGTGATAACCATTTTAATAGTAACTCCAGAAAAATCTAGTGAAAATAGTTGACGTTTGGTGACCTCGTTTTCGGGATCGTCAAAGATTTCTTTAAGGAACTTATTAAAGGGAGAACCCGTTCTTGGTCTTTCGGCATCTACCGGTTTATTGCTGTATTCCCAAACCTTGAAAGTCTTTTCTGCTGCCTCGTCTGAGGAATCACTAAGACAGAAAATATTAACTCTACTTCTCTCTTTTGGGTAAAGGAGTTTCGCTAGGTCGTTCTGCCCGTTGCCCCATAGTTCAGTCTGAAACTTTTTGATATAATCCGGCTCACCATCCCAGAGAGTTCTAGAAATTCCGAGAGGAACATTCTTACCATCAATAGGTGACTTGAAAGAGTTGAAATTGTAGGGAAGGTTCAGAACCTTACCTTTGGTATCCATAAACATTCTGAATAGAACCGTTTTGGGTTTATTACAGTCAAGTAATCTCACATCGCGAGATTTTTTACTTTTCGATTGATCATCAATCTTGTCGGTTTTTGCTTCTGCTTCCGCAAATAATGCGTCTAGTTCGTCTTTTTTCATATTAATTTAGTTTTGTTTTGTTTTGTTTTGTTTTGTTTTAGCCCCTACCCCCACACCAAAATTCAGGAATATTGGTAGGGAAGTCCTGCCAGATATCTTTCGCTTTATCTTGGTTATGTCTAGCTTCTTTGGCCGTTTTAATAACCCCCTCGAATAAAGTTTCGATGTCAATTTCGGGCTTTTCTTCTTCGGGTTTATTTCTCGATACCGCATTTTGAAGTTCTTGAATCAAGGTTTCGACCTCGTCTTCAGTTAGTTCAAATTGCTGACCTTTAATTATTAAATTAAAGGTCTTATAAGCTGAAATTTCATCACTATTTTCAGTGGAGTTTGGGAACCATTCTGATTCGATGTATGTGTCTTCGTTCATATCTTTATACTAGCTTGTGGGTGGTGTGTTTTCAACTTTTAATTTGATTTCTTTTGATAGTTTCTTATACTTTTTTGACGCATCATATCTTTGTTTGAAAAAGAAGGGTGAGAAATCTCCACTACCTAAATACATTCCCCACAACTCTTGCTCTCGGTATAACCTCTTCAATTTTGTATCATAGTCTGGAAATGGAAACAACGAATATCTACAAATATTATGTCCTTTTATATGAATCCAGAAATGAGGTTGGCAACCCGCTTCGCGATACTCTAAATACTCCGATAGTTTAACCCCCTTCTCTTTGCAGAATTTCCTGATAAACTTATACGACTCCATACAGAACCTTAAAGACTTAGGATTGTCAAGATCTAAACCATCTATAATTTTACAATACTGTACGTAGTTTGTTAGTGCCTGTGACTTGGTTGCATACTCTTTGATATGGATAAACTCTTCTTCCTTGTGGAAATACAGAGTAGCCTCGAAGAACATCTGCCTGTTGATGTCAGAATGCTTCCTGAACCACTTCGTTAGAAAAAGGTAGTGTGGATATCTTGGATCTTCTTCAAAGTCCTCAAACTTCTTCCTAGCCCTGAATGGCTTTCTTCTGAATGTCCGTGATGTATGGAGATGTAAGTTATACAACTCTTTTACTTCCGTTGAAACGTTATCCATGTTTTGTTTATTGGCTATAAACACCTCTTTCTGAGATAATCGATGATGTTGTTTTGGTGTCGCATTCTATTTTTAGAGTTCTTTCGGGTCTACCTCTACCGTCAACCGATGAATAATAAATCTTTAAATCACCACTAACATCATACCCTAGCCTATTTTCAAAATTAGGTCTGTATGTCATAGTAAAACTATCCATACCATAGTTGTCTGCTAATGCTGCAATCGCCTTTGCAAATTGGCCATGTGCCTCGGGTATTTCTACCGCATCGATTGTCAATAAGGGGGTTTGTTTTTTCATATTATTTGTTGTTGTCTACTACTTTCTTTAGTCTTCTAGATTTAGACACATTTGGAAAATTCCTAATGAATTGAATGATAAAATTATATCTATTATACCCCGTGTGTTGTTCAATCAACAATTGAAGATTAGCATTTTCAATATATTCAATCAAGAACGAAACGGGAGAATAGAAAACTTTATTCAAAAGAGACGTAAGGGTGACCATGTGAATGAAGTTCTTGTTGTTCTCCCTATCAGAAATTTTTTCATGTGAGTTTCTAAGGGAATCGTGTTGATCGAATAAGTTCATTCAGATATTTATTAGAATAACTTATTTTTTCAACTAGTAAATACCCAAGGCATCTAACAGATCAAAACTAAATGTCTTTGTTCGGAATCCGCCGAAAAAATATTCAGCAATAACGGCATACTCGTATCTGTAGTTTCGGCCTATTTGTAGAAGATTATATTGATCTAAACCAATCTCAGAAACAACCTTAGTTTTAAATTCTTCGCTAGGGTAGATGTATTCGCTTGTGTGCGTCACAGAAATTATAATAAACTCGTTGTCCAAATACTGGAACTTTTTACCTAAAGTAAAATTTGTTGAGTCTGGTTTATCTTCCAGAGTCTCTGTGAAAAACTTGGTCTGGTCATCTAGTTCTTCCTCAAGAAGAGCCGTATACAGTTCAATCTTTTTATCAAAATCCTCTTTATTGAGTTCTATCGTTTTTGTCTGTTTTTCGTATTGGTTCATATCTTTTTCGTTTAATAATTCTGCATTATGTAGTGATAAAATTGTTGCGTCGATTCTATCTCTTTCCACTACATCTACCATTTTCTTGACAATTTCTGCATCAACTAGATTGTGAAAAACCTCTTGTGATTGCCCTGCGAGGTCTACAGGTAATTTACCAAACTTAAAGTTATCGGTATAATAGTGGTCCATCTTACCGCCTCTAATTTTTCCTTGGTTAAAAAATTTTGTCATATTAGTCATATTAGTCATATTAGTCATATTAGTCTTTCATTAGATCCTCGAAGAAATCTTCCGCCTCTTCGGTTTCATCCTCTAAAGGCTCGATAGACATGCTATCTCCTTCCTGCATTCTAGACTCGGAAATTTTTAAAGTCAAGGGGTCAGTGTTAAATCTGTGAACTTTATTTACAGGACCGAATCTGCTCTTACCTACAATGAAACCAAACTGGTTAATCTCCTTCATGTCATCAGTTGCGTAGAGGAAACCACAGAAATCGGAACAAGTGGCGATACCAATTGAGCTACCTAGATTAGACATGCTAGGTTTTTCGGTGTCGTATCCGGCTCTGTTAAGCTGTGATACGACAACGAAGGGAATTCCGTGGTTGAATGATAGTGCTCGGGTCTCAACATACAGGCTTGATACCAACAAATGGTGTTGTGTATATGTCTTACTTGGTTTGAGTAGTTCAGGGTAATCAACAAAAACACAGTCAAACTTAATCCCTAAATGATTTTCGGCCCGTTTGATGAATGCCGACAATCCTTGGGGTGTTAGCGATCCAGTTGCAAAGTCTTTGATCAGAATATCCCCGTAACCCTTATCGGTAGCAGAAGTTAGAAACTGCCCAATCTTTTCAGATTCACTTTTAAGATTAAAGATTGCCACATCTGCCAATTCGGCTACGAATCTATCGGCGTAAATATAACGAGGCATCTCCAATGATACAACCAAGCAGTTCTTACCTTGTTTTGAAAGGTTGCAAGCAAGAGACTTGATGAAGTTGGACTTACCGATATTAGATGCAGCACAAATGTTATACATCGCAGAACCCTTTGCCAGTAGCCCACCTCCAATTTGCTGATCCAACCAAGCAAAGCCTGTTGGAAGGCGGTTAGTTTCGTCGTTAAGCTCTCTAATGTAGTCTTCTCGACCAGTCTTCTCAAACAATCGTAGACCAAGATCGTCAACCATATAGATTGACATGGCCTTTTCCATCTCTCCGTAAACCTCTCCAATATCAAGAGGTTCACCCGCCATACCTTTAGCGAATCCATCATCAATTAATCCTTGAATAATTCTCTGCCTGAAAAACTCTTCAGCAGAATTTAATAAAATCTTTGTATCAAATTTTGACTTCTGAAAAGATTTATACCCTTTCAAGAAAACTCTGAAACTATCCCTTTGCTCCTCCGTTTTGAGATATTGTTTAATCTCCGCAGGACTTGGAACTTGGTTATGTTTTAGAAAAAACTCCTTTGCTATGTTTAGTGCAAGAAAGTTATTCTCATCAATGATTGTTTTTTTGGAGACGAATTCGATAATAGCAGGACAGAAAATCTCACGGTCCTTACCGAAAATCGACGAATATGCTAATGCCTTTTCTATGTATCCTAAATTAAGCTCTTCCATTAATATGATTATACCCCTCTGTTTTTACGATACAACTAAGTTTTGATATAAATGTTCGGAGCTATTATGGATAATATTCCGACGTTTTCTTGCATTAACAATTAATTGGGTCGCATCTGCAATACGCCTATCCGTCTCTTTGTTGACTTCATTAAAAACACCATCTAAGACATCGGTTTCTATAGCTTTATTTTTTTCGGGATTATTCATAATCATATTAATATGAACCGAGTTTTCATTCGTATTTTTCCTCAGAACCAAAGTGCCTAGGGTTGCCTCCACTTCATGAATATCCATTTTGATGCTATCCAATATTACCATATGTGGTGTATATGGTTTGGGAAAATGTAATTTTTTTGTCCATACATTTTTCCTAAAGGTTTTAACAAACCAGTTTTTAACTTTACCCAAAAATCTTACATTTTCTATAGATTCTATGTGGTTCTTTTTTTGGCAGTTATACTCATTATAGTAGTTTTCAACGCTTCGTTTTTCGCCTGTGTTGACAAGTAGCATAGTGTAATCATCTTCCGTATTGTCAACACGCCAGCCCTTAGCTAATTTACAACCACGAATAACAACGTTCATGTTGGTAGAAAGTGTGTGCGTGAAAAATCCTAATTCATCAGTTTCCTCGGAATTTGGGTCTCCCATTTCAATCATTGTGTCAGGCTGTATGCATATGTTGTATGGTAAAAAATCGCCCCCTGTTAATTCCATTTTTACCATATTATCTTTGATGATATCTTTTAGTTTTACATCAGCTTCGTAATCACTTTCCGATATTTTAAACTCAAAACTCTCCATGCCTAATATCTCCGATAACGGAACCGGAAACAGACCTCCTGTAATTTTAATAGCAGGTTTCAGTGCTTTCTCAACCACCCCCGATTCCAAACACACCTGTTCAAACATTTTGTTAATTTCTTTCTCTTTTCTGTCTTTCATATTCTTCTAGTATTTCTATCTTTTTACGACACTCTTCTTCAAATCTATCTATGACAGTATTGGGTTTTGCTTCATCACATTCCCTATCAAGGAACACGCCATCGGTCCTAGCCTTTTCAAACTTTATTCGGAAAGCTTCTTGCTTCTCTGAAAGTTCTTCCATACGTTTTGATTCTGGGGATTGAATATTTTCTACATCAATCCCCAGAGATTTGTCATCTTTACTACACATCTTGTTCTACTTCAATCTCTACAGGTTCTCCTTTAAGACTGCCCAAAGAATAACGATCTTTGACTGCTTTTTGGAATGTTACATCGTCGATGATAGAACCCCAGAATTCAGCAGTATTGGTATCCTTATTCCTTAGTTTAGTCTCACCGCCATCTTTGGAATACCAACCCTGTGTCGGGACAGTAACATGACCAGTTGCCCTTGCAATGTCTAATAGCGAAGAATATTTATCCAGACCACCTTCAAAGGTAACTTTGATTGGAAACTTTGATTTCTCTTTAGTTAGGCGACTTTTGTGAACGTTAACTATGAAGTTACTCCCGACGAATTCTTTTCCGTCTTTTTCTTGTTGCTTTCCGATTACCCAAATGTTGTTCGGTGTAAGCTCCATACCTTTACCTCCTGCGATAACGGTCTTAGAATACAACTCCTGAGTCTCATAAGTTTTGGCGATAGCAACTAGAGGGATTTTCTTAACGTTTAGGTGCGGGTTAATAATTCTCCAGAAAGAGCCAATCTCTTTTGCTCTGGTCATATCCACTTTAACATTTCCGTCTTCCGCATCAGTCATTTCTTTTTTGGATGCAATCTGACCTAAAGAATCAATTCCGATGAATACTTTATCTTCTTCGGTAAGATCTTTAAGGGTTTTTGCTATATCCAATTTAAGGTCTTCGATGGACATAATAGGCTTGTGATATACTCTCGAAGTATCAATCCCCACAGACTCCATTGTATCGCTACTACAACCATACTCTGCATCAAAAAAGATGAAGATGGATTCGGGACAAGAATCCATATATTCTTTGGCCAAGATTAGCATAAACAATGTTTTGAATGTCTTGGAGTTACCCGCAATAACCAAAGATCCTCTTGAGAATCCACCACCTTTTACTCTAGCCGATAGAGCAATATCCAAAGCTGGAACCCCTGTCGTATAGAACTCCTCAACAAAAAACTTAGAGTTTTTGATTGTATCCGCACCTTCAATTGTGTTGCTCTTTTTGAGCTTTTTTAGTAGTTCGTTCATTACTTTAGCTAGTTACAATTTGGGATTCGGTATCAGCTTCATTCTTCTTCTCTTTAGATTCCTCTAATGTAGAATATAGATCGGGGATGCTGTTGCTAAACTGACTGGTCACATCTTGATATGTGCCTACTTTGTAGGCCACTCTGAAACCTCGGGCTGGGTCTTCGAGTAGAGCTTCATACACAAGCGGTAGCAACTGAATATTGAGTTCGGCTTTTTGGGTTTGTTCGTTCCTATGGGGATAGGCTTGGACCAATTTGGGATTCTTAACACCCCAGCCATCTTCATTACTATACATCACTTGTGCTACGATGATAGCACCTTCTTTTTCAAATACGTTAATTTCCATTACGGTTTCATCATAACAGACTGTTAAAACTTTTTCAAGTGAGTAAATAAAAAAAATACCATAAGTTATGGTGAAATAACCTATGGTATTTTGAAAGCTTAAAAAATGTTTTACTCTTCGGTGGCTTTTGGTTCTTCTTTAACAACCTTTTTCTTTTTAGTTTTGGTAGGTTCTTTAACAACCTCTTCAATAGCAGGTTCAAGTTCTTTAACAACCTTTTTCTTTTTAGGTTTGATTAGCTGCGAACCCTTTTCTTTTGTTACATCATATTTTTGGATAAACTTTTCTCCGTCAGGTTTTTCTACCTCAATTTGGAAAATAGTTCCATCAACTTTAGTCAGTCTATAAACACTGCCATCTTCTTGCTCAAGTCTTAATTTGTTAGCCATAATATTAATTATCCAAAAAGCTCTTCGAAATCGACTTCTTCATCATGCTTCAGATTGGGGAAGATCCAACCAACCGTATCGAACAATTGTTTGGCCACGGTTAGATACATTTTTTCCCATTGCTTTTCGTAATCTATCTCCAAACCAAACTCTTCAGGTAGTTTCTGATTACTGCCCGCGATAGACTCGATACCATATTCATTAGGTTTAATATAACACCACAGAGCTTTAACACCTCCTTGATGTAATTGATACTTCCCTTTTAGTCCCAAGTCTTCGACGATCCTATTATGAAATACACAAGACTTGACTTGGGCAGGACAACGACTCCCTGCGACATAACGTTCTCTAAAACCTTCGGTAATAACAGTCGATCCTTCTTTATTAACTCTAGAACCACCATTCTCGTATAGGGACAGGTTGTTTGCTCTCTGTCTTTTAGACACGTCTGAAAAACTTGCCTTGAAAAACTGCTCCTTATGTTTCGCTAAAATTTTACATAAATGAATCCTATTAAACTTATGACCCATCTCCAGATATTTGGCGAGAGTTTCAAAATACAGCTCGTTGAACAAACCCTTCACCATAGGCGAATATTCGGATTTGATAACCTTCAACCCAGTGTATTTCATCCTCTTCTTTTCGGGGAGAGGAAAGCCTTCGTTATCTAGGACGTAGTATGCATATTGCTTTTTAGCAAAGAACAAAGCGGTTGGTGCTGCTTTTTCCCTACCAAAGTTATACGTAGGTTTGGTGCAAGCCATCGTATCTCTAGCCCAATCATTAGTGATCTTATTAAGAAAATCACCAATCTTATCAGAATAGATTTTACCGAAAGGGGTTAGTGCTTCATTTTCAAAGAATTCTTTACCGTAGTGTTTAACTACGGAATCGAACGTAACCATAACACTATCCGTGTCCCCGCCCACAACCGGATCTTCTTCACAACCATAACTTTTTTTAAACAACTTTTGTATCTCATCAATCGCATTCTTAGTAACACCTTGTCCAGTTAAAGTAATTGAACGGGCAATATCCAAATCATAAAGAGGTGAAGCTGCTGCTGAAATCATCCCATAACAACTATTAAGAAAAATCTTGGTGATCTTCGCTTTTCTCTGCCAGTATTTAGCACCCTCAAAATCATCTTTTGAGAGACATTGGTCGGCTTTTTTCGTATACAGGCTTTTGTTATCAAACTGCTTTTGAATAAATTCGATAACAATACCTGATTTGTTCAAGTCAAAAATAACATCAGCTTTTGAAACACAATAGCCCTTTTCTCTCATCTCATCTAGGAATCGATCTTCCCTGACTTTACAGGAAGTTCCGTAGTCGGTGTAAATGATAAACTCGCCGTCTTGACCTTGGACAGATCCAACTTTGGTTTCCAATGAAGTGTTCAATGAAATCATATTCGTTGGATATAGTGATGTGATATCGTAAGAAAATAGATTTGTTGTCAGCCCCACAGTTGGTTCTTTAACAAACCCACCCTCAAAGGATACTGGTTGCGATCTTTTAGCCGAAGGAACAAACACACCTTTGTTAACAGCACTTGCCGCAATAGATCCATTAATAACCTTGATCTTACCCAAGCTCTCGACATAGTTGGAGAACCCCTCATATGCCGTCTGGCGAGACGTTTCAAGGAATTCCAACTCGGCATCCATAGAAACTAGAAGAGCTACGTCAACCAAGTTATAGAGGCTGTATTTGGGCCAATCTTTTATGGATAGATCGTAGAGAGACATCCCAGCATCGACCTTACCGCATTCTAGGATATCGCTAGCAACTGCATCCAGAGACCAACTTTCTCTCTCAGCCTTAAAGGTGAAAGTAGAAAACACATCCATATAATCCATAACGTTAATGCCGTGGATATTATAACGAATTTCGGGGTTTCCGAATTTATCGAAACCTTCTTTGGCTGTAACCTTACCGTAAGGTGAAAGCTTCTGGTAGTGTTTTCCACCCAATACAAGCTTCAATCTATTAATGATATAGACTGTATCGAAACCATTACAGTTCCAGCCTGTGTAAATATCGGGATAATTCTTAACCCAAAAATTGAGCATATGGGTAAGTCGTTCCTTCTCATCTTCTATCTCATAATACACAATATCATCAATAGAAATAGGGAGTAGTTTT